ATCCTTTGCTGAACGAGTTCGCGCGCGCGCATTTGCAACCCACTCGCGAGCGCGTCGACTGGTTCCGCATCATCGTCGATCTTGAACGCCACGGTTATCGCCATGCGGATATGTCGGCGGCCATCGATGTGGCGAAAAGTACGCTGGTTGGCTGGAAAGCGGGAAGCCGGCCGGCGTATGACGAAGGCGAAAGGCTTGTGCTTCTGTGGTGCATGGTGATGCGAAATGGTCGGGATTCCGTTCCGAAGGTTGACCGATATTCGCACCGTGCCTAAGCGCCAACCAACCTTCAGGAGTTTCCATGCCACCTCGCACCCCTCGCATCCCCGGTGAAGTCATCGCCGAAGACCTCGTCACCGAAGCTATCGAAACGCAGTCGGAATCCGATTTGACCGGCGACAGCCAGAACGCCGAAGAAACCGTGACCGTCAGCAAGGCATCGCTTGATGCGCTGATGGCCCGTGTGCAAGCCCTCGAATCCGCCAAGCCTGTCGCCTCCTCGAAGGCCGCCAAGCAAACGACCGACCTACCGGACGCCGAAAAGGTTGATCCGGACAAGATCAAATCTGCCGTACTGACCAAGCAAGGTTGGGTTGTGCCGACTGGCTACGGCTCCAATCCTGCCGCCAAGGCGCTCTGATCATGTGCGGCGGGGGTGGTTCGAAAGTCGATGCGGCTGCCGAGCGTGAAGCAGCAGCCCGCGAGAAAGAAGCCGAGCGTTTGAAAGCTGAACAGGATGCAGCAGCCAAGGCTAATGCTGAAACCGTCATGGCTTCGCGCCGCAAGCGTACGCAAAAGGGCTTGATGTCTGATCAGGCTACTACTTCTGTCATGGGATCGGGCGGGGCATGATCGATACCAAAGCCATCATTCGCCGCCATGCTTCGCTGAAGCAGGCCCGGCAACCGCACGAATCAGGATGGAAGGAATGCTTTGACTTCTCCTTTCCGGAGCGTTCGCACGGCCTTGATGGCTCGACGGTATTGGCAAGCGATGTGCAATCCAAGAAATCTCGCATCCTTGACGATACTGCCTCCGATGCAGCCCGCACGCTAGGTTCTGCCATCGTGTCGGGAACGACGCCAGCCAGTTCGATCTGGTTCGGTCTTGGCGTTGGCGCTGATGATGACGACGACAACAACCACGCCGAAGGGCTTTGGTTAGACAACTGCGCCCGCACCATCTTCGACAATATCCACGGCTCGAACTTCGATGCCGTGTCATATGAATGCGCGATTGATCTGGTGCCTTCCGGCTGGTTCGTGATGTACATCGACGAAGCCGAGAACGGAGGTTACTACTTCGAGCAGTGGCCGATTGCTCAGTGTTACGTCAGTTCGTCGCGCCTCGGCGGCCTGGTCGATACGATTCACCGCGAAGTCGAGATGACCGTCGAACAGGTTGTCGCGTTGTACGGAATTGATGCTGTGTCCGAGAAGACGCGCAAAGCCTACGAAGACGACAAGCTCGATCAGAAAGTCAACGTCTTGCACGCGATCTATCCGCGCCGGCTGAGTGTGTCAGGCGCACGCATGGCGAAGAACCTGCCATTTGCGTCCATGCACATCGAACTCGGAAGCGCTGAGGGCCATCTGCTCAAGGAGTCTGGTTATCACGAATTCCCGTGCGTAGTCCCTCGTTGGATGCTGGTTCCAGGCACTGCTTACCCGACCGGCCCGATGTCGCAGGCGCTTGGTTCGATCCGCACCGTCAATGACATCAAGGCGATGGAATTGATGAACCTCGACATGGCGGCGGCTGGCATGTATGTCGCCGAGGATGACGGGGTGTTCAATCCGCGCTCAGTAAAGATTGGGCCGCGAAAGATTCTCGTTGCCAACAGTGTCGATAGCATCAAACCGCTGGCGCCTGCCGGTCAGTTCGATGTGACATTCACGGCCGAGGAACGGCTTCAATCATCGATCCGTAAGATTCTGCTGGCTGACCAGTTGCAGCCGCAGGATGGCCCGGCGATGACTGCGACCGAAGTGCATGTGCGCGTTCAATTGATTCGCCAGTTGCTTGGCCCGATCTATGGCCGTCTGCAAGCCGAATACCTGCAGCCGCTCATTGCTCGATGCTTCGGGTTGGCATATCGCGCTGGCGTGCTTGGTCAGGCTCCGGAATCGCTGCAGGGCGTATCGACCAACGTCAAGTACATCAGCCCGCTCGCACGTGCGCAGCGCCTGGAAGACGTCACCGCGATGGACCGCTTCGAAAACACGCTGGCGATGGAAGCGCAGATCGATCAAGGCGTGCTTGATCTGTACGACTTCGAAGCTGCTGCACGATTCCGCGCTGACTTCCTTGGTGTTCCGAAGCCGACGATCCGATCACCTGAAGCCATCATCGAATTGCGCAAAACGCGCCAAGAAGCGCAAAAGCAGCAACAGCAACAATCCATGCAGCAGCAGGCAGCACAAGACGCAGCCGGCGCAATGATCACCAAGGCTGCGGCCTAATCCTCGGAGTAAACAAAATGGGACTTAATGCAACGCTAGGGCCGAATGGGTGGGAGGTTGATCCGATTACCGGGCAACCTGTGCTTGCGGAAATCAATCCTGTCACCGGGGGGATTGAATTATCGGCAGGGGCAAAACGCCCTCCCGGCATCCCGGCGATGAACGCGCTGCCTAAACTGCTTGTTTTCGGCTGCTCAATCGCTCAACAGTGCAATGCCTATCTGCACAGTGCAACAAGCACAACGGCTGCGACAGACCTGAAAGCAGGCGCAACGGTCATTACTGTGGCTAACGGGGCGCTGTTCACTGGCGGCCAAAAGGTCACCGTTCCGCTCTATAACGGCCGCCTCTGGACGACGACGATCAGCAGTATTACCGGGAATGATCTGACGATTGCCGACAAAACTCCCGGACTGATTCGCGCCTCTTCATCCATTACGATCACTACGACGCCGACCGTCCCGGCGCTCGATCAAGGCTATGGCGCTGTTAATGCTGCCGTGGCATTGCTCGGCGGCCCCGTTGAGGTTGTGCCGTCCTATGGCTATGGTGGAGCTATTTATCGCCAAATGTATGCGGACCTTGAGCGCGATCTGCGTTATTACTCGCCGCACTACGTCGCCCTTCATATGTTTGAAAACGACCTGACATCAACGGTTGCTGGTGGTGGCGCAACGATTGAGCAATTTAAGATGTGGGCGAGGCAGATGTCGAGGCTGTGCCTGAATTACGGGGCCATCCCGATTGTTTATAGCTCAATGCCGTATTACAACTCGGGAACTGGTGCTGGTGTACCTGCCTCGCGGGCCGCTGACTACGACGCGCTAGCTGTGTACGTTGGGTCTGGACAAAACGGGCAACTGTCTAAAGATGTTCCCGGCGCATGGGGCGACAACTCAGTTTCCTACGGCTGGCTCGACACGTCGAATCCTACTTGGCCTCGTGCACCGCTGGCCGGCTGGACCGATGGCGTTCACCCGGTTACAAGCAAGCGATTTGCAGTTGGCTTGATCGCCCTGCCAGTTTTGCGTGATTTGCTGCCATCCTCACAGTCTCGCCTTGAGCAGATTGTCTCCCCGCTGGAAGTGACTCGTTGTGATGGTACTGGCGGCACCGCGAGTAACCTTGTCGGCGGCTCGATTGTTCCAAAGAGTCACACCGTCGCGGCATACGGAACGGCTGTCTGCACAACCTCGCGCAACGCTGACGGCACGCTCAAGATGATTGGATCATGGCCGGGTGCAGCTAACCGCTCAAACGACTACATCACCGATAAATACACGATGACATTCCCGACCGTTTGGGCCGGTGGAACTCAGCGTTTCCGGGTGTACATGCGCGTTCGGATCAATTCGATGATCGGCATTGCTCAACTATTCCCGGAAGTGACAATCGGTGCCACTGGGGAAAATCATACTGGGCAGACCGGAGTTGATATGTGCGAGTCGATCCCCGCTGATGGACGCATCATCACCCTTGAATCTCCCCACTTCGCCATCGGTATTGGCGCAACGACGATTCAGCCGGCACTGCTTATCAAGCCGGTGACGGCAGGAAGCCCGGCCAATGCTGTGATCGATATGGATGTGCTTGAGCTTGGCGTAGTTCCGGTAATCCCGGAAACGCCAGTCGGCTATCTGTAAATCTAATCCCCTCTGCACAATGATCGAACAAGAACGTCCGACCCCTCAGGACTATGCCGATTTGTTCGAGACCGACAGACGCGGCGCCCGCATCCTCGAAGACCTGATTCTTCGCTTCATCCGTCCGTCTGTGACGACAGGCGGGATTGATGCTGTCCTGCAAACCTATGAGCGCATGGGCCAGCGCAAGCCCCTGGATTTCATCATGCAACAGATCAGCCGGGCTGCAGGTGCGCCCGACATTAACCAAGAAGGAGATTGACCATGTACTGGAGGATTTTTCGGCATGTTTTCATGGATGAAGCGAACGCTGGCGAAGGTGGCGGCACTGGTGGTGGCGGTGGCGAAGTCGGGAACGCACAAGAGTCGCAAGCCCCTGCAGGCACCGTCATGGGAGCCGGCGCAACCGAGCAAGTCGCAGCGCCCTCGATCCCGGAGAAATATCAAGTCAAGAAAGAAGACGGCACGCTCGACATCGAAGCAAGCAGCCTGAAGCTGGCAGAGGCTTACGGGCATCTTGAGAAGCGCATGGGGTCCGGTGATGCTCCGCCGAAGTCTGCCGCCGAATACAAGATCGAAATCCCAGAAGCGCTGAAGGATACATGGAACCCTGCCGAGGACAAGCCGCTTCAGGACTTTCTGACTGCCGCGCACGCTAAGGGTTTTACCCAAGGCCAGATTGACTTGGCGCTTTCCACCTATCACGCTGTAGCGCCCGGTCTTCTGCAGGGTAATGCGCAACTGTCGGTTGAAGAATGCACGGCCGAATTGCGCAACACCTGGAAGACTGACGCCGAGTTCAAGGAAGGCGTCGATCTGTCCTACAAGGCCGCTGTTGCCTATGCCGGCGAAGATGCTGAGGCGCTGATGAACAAGTACGGCAATGATCCACTGTTGATCAAGACGTTCGCCAGGGTCGGCAAGGAGCTTGGCGAAGATCGATCGATCAACCCAGGCAGCGAGTTGCCGGCTGGAACTTCGGTCGAAGCGCTTCAGTTGTCCGAGGCGTACAGCAATCCGAAGCACCCGGACCATGCGCGTGTTTCGAAACAGGTCGCCGATCACTACGCCAAGAAGGCAGAGATTGCCGCCAGGTCGGGGCATGTTCCGCTGATGTGATCCGCTCAAACGTTGCAACCAAGGCCCGCCGAGTGCGGGCTTTTTCTTTTTAGTCGGGATTCCGTTCCCCATGCGGTTCGACAATCCATTGAACAGGCCCGAACTGGCAAGCGGACACCCTGAATCGCCCGAAGTCATGCTGAAGCCGAGCATGGCCGTACTGCAGGCCCGGATTCACCGGACACCCTGAAAGGCTTGAAGACCTATCAACCTTTTGGAGAACTGAAAATGTCCAATACGATCACCGCAGCATTTGTGCAGCAGTGGGACGACTCGATCCGCCTGCAAGCGCAACAGAAAGAATCCCGCCTCGCCGTGGCCGTTACTGACCGCGGTCAGATTACCGGCGATGGATTCACCGTCAACAACCTCGACAAAGTCGAGATGGACGAAAACACCGTCCGTCACGGCGATACCGAATGGGGCGACGCCAACCACACGAACCGCCTGGCCGTGATGAAGGACTTTTACAAGGCCCTTCCGCTCGACCGCAACGACATTCCGAAGATGCTGGTCAATCCGGTTACCGGTGGCGACTACATGCAGCTGCTGATGGCCGCCAAGAACCGCAAGATCGACGACGTGATTTACGACGCATTGCGCGGCGCGATCACTTCGAAGGATGGCGTTACCAGCTACGCCCTGCCGGCTGGTCAGAAGATTGCCCACGGCTCGACCGGCTTTACCAAGGCCAAGCTGATCCAGTGCCGCAAGATGTTCCGCGCCAACGAGTGCGACCAGCACAACGGCGAAGAACTGTTCATTGCCTACAACTCGACCATGCTGGAAGACCTGCTCTCCGATACCACCCTGACCTCTGCCGATTTCATGGCGGTCAAGATGCTTCAGGAAGGTGACATTTCCGGCAAGTGGATGTCGTTCCGCTGGATTCCGTACGAAACATTGGATTACGCCGCTTCGACTTATTACGCGGTGGCATGGGCCAAGTCTGGCATCCACCTCGGTCGCGGCTACGAAGAAGGCAACGTCACCCGTCGCGGCGACAAAAAGGACTTGTGGCAGGTATCGATGGGCGCTTCTTACGGTGCCGGTCGTCAGGACGAAAACAAGGTCGTCGAGATCGCATTCCAGTAATTGGTGGGGGCTTCGGCCCCTCCTTTGAATAGTTTCAAGGAGAAACGAAATGGCAGAAGTTAATTCCGCACAAGCCGTTGAAATCGCAGCCGGTCGCAAGCTCAAGCATTGCGACAAGGGCGAAGTTCGCCGCCTTGTCATCACCACGCCGGCTACCTTCGCGCAGCTGGCAATCAACGACACGATGGCCTCCGGTCAGTATCTCCCCAAGGGCAGCCGCGTTTTGGCCGTCTGGAAGGGCCACGGCACCGGTACTGCATCCAGCACTTTCGACCTCGGCCTGCGCAAGCGCGACGGCACGGTGATCGACGCTGACGGTCTGGTTGCCGCATCGGCACTGACCACGGCAACGACTGTTGATCTGTCTGTTGGTACTGGCGCCCTGGTGGCCGCTGGCGTTGATTACGTCACCACCGATGACGCCGAGGTGTATCTGACCGCAACGGGCGCTGTCCTCGCTGCGAATCAGGATGTCCGCATCACCGTCGAATATATCGGCCCGTAACAATCTCCCCTGACCGTGCAAACGGTGCTGGCCCGGTGGCGTGTGTCGCCGGGCCTTTTTTCTTAGAGGTAGCCCATGTCGATCAGCGCCGTCTCGATCTGCTCCAATGCCCTGCTAATGCTGGGCGATGCCCCGATCAACAGCTTCGAGGAGAACAACGACCGCACGCGCCTGGTCGCCAACCTTTACGCCATGCGCCGGGATGCCGTGCTGCGGGCGCACCCGTGGAACTGCGCCATAAAGCGGGTAGTGCTTTCGCCTGATCTGAATGCGCCGTCTTTCGGCTGGTCTTACCAATTCACCTTGCCGAATGACTGGATTCGCACGCTGTCAGTCGGTGCTGATGGCATCGAAGAGGAATACAAGGAAGAGGGCCGCAAAATCCTGATGGATTCGAATGCCTGTTTGCTTCGGTACGTGTTCCGCAATGAAGTCGAAGCGACATGGGATTCGCTGCTGATCTACGCGATGACCGAAGTCATGAAATCCACCCTGGCTTACGCAGTGACGAAATCCGCCAGCAAGGAAGAATTGACCGAAGCGATTGTGGCCCGTGTGGTCAAGCAAGCGCGCGCCATCGATGGGCAGGAAGGCACGCCGGAAACGCTGGGCGACTTCCCGCTGCTCGCCAACCGGATGCGCTGACATGCCCAAGATCAAGGTCATCCAATCGAACTTCAGCGCCGGTGAACTCTCGCCGAGGGCCATGGGCCGCGTGGATATTTCCCGCTACCCGATCACCGCCAAGCGAATGAAGAACGTCATTTCTCGCACGCTGGGCGGCGCCGAGAAGCGGCCAGGTACTGAGTTCATAGAATCGACCAAGGACAGCACCAAGAAGTCGCGCCTGATCCCGTTCGTGCTGTCGCGTGACGCTTCCTATGTGTTGGAGTTCGGCGATCTGTACATGCGCGTATTCCTGCCCGATGGCACGCCGGTCATGGATGGACCGTCGCCTTATGAGGTGGTCACGCCCTACAACACGGCCGCCGTTCAATTGATGGACTACGCACAATCAGAAGATGCGATGTACCTGTTCCATCAGGATGTGTTCCCGCATCGCGTTCGGACCTTCGCCGATGATTATTGGGATTGCTCTCCGGCACCTTTCACTGCGGAACCGTTTGACGAGGTGGGCGACTATTTTGCGGTGGCATTGACGCTATCGGCAAACACGGTCGGAACCGGGCGCACGATCACTGCGGCATCTGCCGTTTTCCTCGCCGCTGATGTTGGCCGGGCCATTCTGCACAAGGCCGGCGTGGTAGTGATCACCGGCTTCACCGATAGCCAGCATGTGACCGTCGAGGTCAAGGTGGTTTTCGAATCAACCAGCATCCCTTCCGGTGAATGGAATCTCGACACCAGCCCACAGGCAACGCTGACGCCATCGGCCAAAGACCCGATAGGCGCATCGATCACGCTGACCGCTGGGGCCAATGCTTTCCGAAATGGCGACGTTGGGAAGTTTGTCCGCATGAATTCCGGGCTGCTGAAGATCACCGGATACACCAGCGCAACGATTGTTACCGCAACGATCCTCACTGTTCTTTCTGCTGTCACTGCAGCGCCGGCAATGGCCTGGACACTTGAATCGTCGGTGTGGAACGCATCAAACGGTTACCCGCGCACCGGGACGATGTTCGAGCAGCGCCTTGTTACCGCAGGCAGTCGGCGCTATCCGCAGACCGTTTGGGGTTCGCGTACCGGCGAAGAATTGGATTTCACCAAAGGGGTCGCTGATGACGATGCGTTCATCTTCACGGTGGCCAACGAAGCGAACCTGATCAACTTCCTCGTTTCGTCGCGCAATCTGCTGATGCTGACCTATGGCGGCGAATACTCGCTGAACTCTGGCTCAGAGAAGCCAATCACCCCGACCAACGTGCAGATCAAGCCGCAGTCGCCCTATGGCTGCAGCACATCGCGCCCGGTTCGCGTCGGCAAGGAAACGCTGTTCGCGCAACGGGCCGGCAAGCGCATCCGCGCCATGGGCTACCGCTATGACGAGGACGGCTACAAGTCGCCCGACATCTCTACGCTGTCCGAGCATCTGGCTGAGACCGGTGTGGCTGGCATGTGCCTGCAGCAAGAACCCGATCCGATTGTGTGGGCATGGATGAACAACGGCATGCTGGTATCGATCACCATTGACCGTGATCTGGATGTGATTGCTGTGACATGGCACGAAACGCAAGGGGCTGTCGAATCGGTGGCTGTCATCCCGGCATCGGACAGCGAGCAGGTATGGATGATCGTACGCCGCTCGGTCAATGGGTCCATCGTGCGCTACGTCGAGCGCATGCGCCCTGATTGGTATCCGGTCTATGGGACCGTGGCACCTGACACCAACATTTTCCCACCGCAGCCGCAGCCGTTTAGCTGGGGATTTCAGCTTGACTGCGCGGTGACCGATGACGACGCCACGGGCAAGGCTACATGGACCGGGCTGGATCATCTCGAGAGCGAAACGGTGCACTGCATCGCCGACGGTGTGCATATGGGTACGTTCGTTGTGACTTCCGGGGCGATCACCTTGCCCCGCGCCGCC